AGAATAATACAGGCATTCTAGCCACGTTTTTAGGTAATGTTACAAGTTTATATTTCATAACTTGAGTTTCATCAGGCACAGCTTCAACCAAAGGTAAAGCTTCAATAGCTTGACCATAATAATTAGTACCTAATGCATGGTTTACATCCCATAAATTATAATCTATTTCATCGTCAGCTAATGCAAATTGTGTTATGTTAAAAAACTCAGAACCTTGTGCTAAAAGCTCTCTTCCTTTTTTTGTTAGTATTGCATCTACAGTTATTGTTGTTTTGTCTAAATATCCCATTTGTAATTTCTCCTTACATTTTTACTCGTATATAAATATATCTTTTCGATAAAATTAGTTAGTTACTGAAACCTAGTTTACCTAAACCTACCTGTTCTAGGACTAGGTCTAGCCGATACTCGCCCAGATCCTCTCAATGGCCTGGTTCTTACCAATTCTCTATCTCCTGATCCATCGCCTGATGTTAGTACTCTTCCATCTCCGCCTTCTTCAGCTGCTACATATTTGTATGGACTAATTTCATTAAATTCAACAACAGGACCTCCATCAACTGTTTGAGAAGATTCCATATTAAAATCAGAGCCTACTATTTTACACCCATTATAATATACATTTTTTATAGCCGTTGCCTTATAGTCTTGGAATTCTGCAGACTCTGTTAAAGGGTGAGATGGTAGGGCTTGTCCATTTAAGTTCGAACCAAAATAATCATCTGTCCTATTTGATAATATATGACTTTCAGGTATTGGTCGGCCTAAAGATCTACTAAAGGCTGTTGCAAAATAATATAATTGTTTTTTTCTTTCAAATGATTTTCTAGAGCTTCCAATAAATGGAATATTAAACTCACTAGTATATTTTCGGTTTAATCCCCATTTGTTGTATCCATCGGTTACATTTGGATTAGAAGATGCCGTATAATTATCTAACGTTCCAGCTCCTTCAAATATTCCAGGTAATAGTGGATGGTTGGATTGGCCTCCAGTTAAATATGGTGCGTCGAAATAACTTGTGATAGGTACCGTTTGAATAGATCCAGTTCGTACAAATTTATATTTATCGTTTACTATTGTATTTTGGTGAGGTGGGTTATTAATTATTGTACCAACAGAATTTCTTTCCCAATAATTATTCCAAACTCGAGCACCATTATTACCAGTTGAATCTGCATTAGATAAATCAACAGTGGTATAAATGTATCTAGAGCCTTCATACCTGTGATCGTACAAGTGTGTATAGTCCATTCCACCTTCTAGTTCTCCAACAGTAGTATTTAATAACGCCAAAGCCTTATCTTTGTTTGACAATGGAGAGTACGCTTTATTTATCTGCTTATTAAGATGCGGAGGAGTTAACATTTGACCGCTTTCTCTACCCTTTCTAGATGTATCTGTTTCAGCAATTCCTCTATAAGATTCGCTAAAATAAGACCCAACTTCTGTAGTGTTTCCACTGGCAGATTGTATTCTTAGATTTAACGACCCGCCTATAGAAGTTTCTTGAAATTCATTTGTGGCTTTATCTTTAAAATCATAACCAACAATACTTGTACTAGGTCTAGTTCTAACTTTTGGTCTTTCTAATCCATGAGGTTTAACCAATAAACCTACTTGAGCATTTGCTCTTGCCGGCAATAATTGACGAACTGTTCTAAATAAAGAATCGTCAAAGTATTTTAATATATATAAAAAATCAAAAAATGAAGGATTGCCAGTATATTTTTTAAAATAGCTTTCCCTTAAGTTTTTTAGAGGTGTATATGATTTTTTAAATTCATCGCTTGGCGATCCTACAAAGTTATCGTATTGGAATGGTCCAAAGTCATGGGCAATATCTAGTTCTATTTCGTCTTGTGGAGAAAAATAAACTCCTAATCTATTTTCGTCTGTTGGATTTTTGTCTGCCGAACTAAATTCTTTTTTTGCATCATGAGAAAGATTTCCTCTAAGGGCATTATCTTCTATTCTAATTTTTTCAGAATATGGAGATGGGCCTATATTTTTAGGGCTTAGTGTATAGTGTCTTTCTTCAAATTCTTCGTATTGAGCAATTCCAGGGTTAGTAAAGTTTCTAAACGTTGCATTTGAATATATTTTATTTACTGTTGCTCCAGTAGAATCTATCAATTTAAACCTATGATTATTATTTGAAAGAGCTGTAGATTCTGGATGAGATGAAGATACTATAGATCCATTAGAAAAGTCTACCCTATTAAGGTCACACCCTAATGGCCATCTTCCAAGCAATTCTGTAAAAGAACTCGTTTCATTTGTTGTGTTTGCTATTGTTCGAGGCGCACCAACATGATAATTAAAGTATGATTCAGTTAAATTATTGTGGTATACTCTCCACTCTTGCATAGATCCAGAAAATGTTTTAGTATTGGCTAACGAGCTGAACGAATTTCCTAATGTTGCCGTCCAAGTAGCAGAACCTTGATCTCCACCTAAAAATTGTCTCAATGTACTCGCAGTTTCTGCTGTAGGATAATCGTCTGACGCGTCTGAACCAGATATTGATTTACCCCAGGCAGAATTTAATACTCTACCATTGTTTGTTGTTCCATCTGTAGTATAGCTTGCACTTAACTGATGAGACATTCTACCGAACTGACTAAAATCTCCTTGTTTTTTGCAGAATAGTTCATATGTTAAATTTTGGCCGTGATGACTATTTATATTAACAGACTCAGTAAAAGCATATGCTTCATTAAGTTTACCTGCATCATATCTAGTTAAAGCAATATTCCAATAATCTCCATCAAAAATTGGAGCATATTTTGTAGAAGAAGTAACAGTTGTTTGTCCGTGACTTCCACTTAATGCAAAAACTATTCTACCATACGGACTATCTGTTGGGGCAGAAGGATTCATAGATCTAGTGTGTTCAGCTATAATAGATAAACTACCGCTATTCGTGTTCCATAAAACTGTATTATGTTTTAATTTGGAGTTGGCCTTTTTTCCTTGATGAGATAGATCTGGTATTTTAAATCTAAATTCCACTGTATCAGGGTATCTATCAGGACCTCTTTCAGCTACTGCAACGGCCCAAGGAGCATCAAGATAGGATCCTCCCGTTCCAGAGTGACTTTCTATTCTTAAACCATAATTATATCTATCATATATTACCTTTGAATGTCTATTAGGTAGTTTTTGAGGACCACCATATTCATAAATTCTAAGTATTGTTGAAGGCAATCCATACATAGAAGTAATTGCTCGTATACTTCTTTCAGATCCTTTTGTTTTATAAACATATGGTAAATTATTTAATATTCTTTTCCAAAGTTCTTTTGTGATTTCTTCCTTAGAAAAAGATTGACTAGCTTGAGTATTATTTGCATATGTAACAGATTGACTAAAGTCGGCAGTATAATTTGTAGATGTAGCCCCGTAACTTCCAGAAGAATCTGTTCCCATGGCATATGTCCATAATTCGTCAAAGTCAAATCCTTGGTGAGGGTACCAACCAAAAGACTCTAATACTGGCTGCACTAAATCCTTAGACAGTCCTTCAAATAATGGGTTTTCTCTATCATGTATTTGGGTCAACTCTTTAACATAGTGGTAAATATAATCAAAGTGTTGAGACACCATATCAATATATGTTAAAAATTGTAGATTGTTTTCATCTTCGGCAATGTGAGAAGGAATTAGTTTTCTTAAACTATTTTCATTTTCTGCGTCAAAAATAGACGCAGAATATATTGCTCCTGTTCTATAATATAATTCTTCTCCTGGGTCTAAGCTACCAAACCATTGTTTTGCTTGGTTAGAATTTACCGATGCAAGTGTATATGGCTCAGTTGAATTTGTTTTTGGCCAAGTAAATGGCCAGTAATCTCCGTAATTGGATGATTGGTGAGAGGCAGACTCATAATATAAATGTTGCTCAAGTTCGTCAAAAGTGCTTATTACATTAGATTTTAAATTTGTAAATTTAGTTAAGTTGTTTTTATAATACACAGAGCTTGATGCAGCTGTTCCAGATAGACCAGTTAAATTTGTCGAAACTGAAGCGATTGCTTTATCATAAGATTCTATCTGTTGTAATTTATACTTAAAATTTTCTAATCTTTCGGTTGCGCTACCAAAATGGATTAAATTAGAAAAGTCTGTCCCAATTATATTAAAATTAAAATTTATTTTTGCATCGCCTAGACTTCCAGTTCTTCTAGATATTCTATCTAATATTTTATTTCTAACCGTTGGCTGTGTACTAACTAAATCGTCTATAGTTTTCCAACCAGTTGGTGCTGGAGTATCATATTTTAAATCTAATGTAAAATCTGCAGGAGCCAGTAAATTTGGTCGTTCTGCTGGAGGGGTGTATTCAACTAGTATAGGTTCAGTTATAGATTCTATTACAGCTTTTACTATCCAAAGTTCATCTTTTTCTTCAATATTGTTAGGTAAAGGCTCATATAATTTTACAACCAATGAATGAGGCGATTCTGGATATGCTTTATAATCTACTAGCCAATTAACTGCCAATAAAGCTTTATTTTCTCCAAAATTTAATCTAATGTCTCTAAAAAAATCTACTTCTACATCAACTAAATCTGGGTTTTGATCTCTACGACCAAAGGCCAAAAATTCTTCTGCTAAAAAATTGTTTTCTGGGTCAGATGGTCGCAATCTTATTTCAGTACGGCTATTCGATATTTCATCAACAATTAACGTTGTTGTATTATTACCAACAATATTTCTAAAAAAATTGTATTGTATATTAAATTTACCAGACCTGTAGCCTAAATTTCGTATATCGTTATGTATATCTAATTTAATAGTTGGAGATTGATTTTTAGTATCTTCTTGATTAACAGACCAATTAGAAATATTGTACGCGCTTTCAATTACATTGTCACCGCTTAATACGTGCAATTCAACATAGTCATCAAATAAACCTGTACCAAAATTAGTAAATATCGGCCTACTCTTTATAAGCTTAATGTCTTTAGGATCGTATGTATTTATTCTTGTAGCCATATATACTCTAGAGCTCCTGATCTTTATATGTTATTTTATCTACTTCGTTGGTTCCTTGGAAGTCAAAACCTGTCGATGATTTGTGAGAGTTAAATTCATCAACGCTATTAAACTTAATAGTTGGTTTTCCTGATTCTATAAAGAATATATAAGAGGTAGAGTCTTGATAATACTTTCCAATTGCCCTAGATCTAGATTTATTTGCACTAGACTGAGCGATTGAACTAGCTTTAGAAATTAATGTTTTAGCTTGATTTGTTGACTTAGGTAAATCTTTACCTTTATAAAAGTTTGGTTCCTGATTAGATTCTACCCATTGATTTCCGTTCCATTCAGCTAAAAACCATCGACCATCTTCTGGGTCAAAATCAAAGTAATCATCAAATTGACTAAATTGTTCATCGTGGTCAACATCTCTAACAAGCGCTCCGGTTGGTAAGTTATTTTCGTCTAACTCCCGTAATAATCCTCCAAGCGGGTTTAAAAATAATGTTTGGCTAAAAACGCTACCTTTTTCGTTGGAAACTTCACAAGTATATCTACCTCGTTGTTGTAGTTGTACATTATATAATCGTAATACAGGAGAATTTCCAATAACTGAACCATTTGCAGATCCTATACCGTCTGCAGTAAATCTCCAAGTATATGTTAATCCTTCATCAATACGTTGTCCGTCATCGTCTATAAAACTATAAGCGTCAACCCAAAATGCTACGTTATTGTTTGAAGGCAATTGATAACTTGTTTCTCCTATTTCAGGCAAAGTCTGTATAGTATATCCATCACTTCTAGTACCATCTAATAATCCATATCCTGGATAACATTGTACTCCTATAATAGTTGGAGCTTTATTTGGGCCGTCTAATGGCTTAGGTTGTATTGCTAATTCAGAAATTTCAGTGTCAACTATTCTTTTAAAATTTGCGTCTTCAAATACAAATCTAGCATTAGCAACTATCATGTTTTCGCCGAGCTCTTCGCTTTCCTCTGTAGAAATTATTACTCCTGTGGTTGTTCTGTTTACTTTTTCAGTTGGTATTTGTATATTTCCGTCTTCATCTCCTTCGTCTGAGGCTATTCTATTTTTATTTGCGGGTTTTACAGATATTGAACCAAGTGAATAGTCGAAATCTGATCTAAATTCATATTCTGACCTAGATTCTTTTAATGCCTCTATTTTAGCAGATCTTGCAAACGGAGTATATGTTTCTTCTATAACTTCAAACCTGTCGTCTGTGTTAGGTTTTTTCCTGACTATTTTTCTAGGCGCGTACTTATTTCCTCTAGGCAGTATTGGGCTAGTTGGAAATTTTGGTTTTCTTCTTTTACTGGCATTTGACCTCTTAGGACTGGTGCTCCTTTTATTTGATTTACTATACGCCATTATTTAGACACCTTAAAAATATAGTCATTATCAAATATAGATTGGCTAGTCGGGTATTCATACTCTCCTCCAACAGACTTAAATACAAATTTATATCTTCTTTCTGGATAGAATTGGTCCATCCAAAGATTAAAATAATTTCCTCTATTATCTGCGCTAAGCTTCGTTCCTGGATTATCAAACGGTATAACTACTTCATCTGTCACGTAATCTCTAACAGAATAAAAAGATTGAGAAGGTAATCGATTGTTTGTTAGCGCAGCAGAAACTGTATCATATGTTTTAGCAGGAAATTTTTCTCTTACTACTAAATTAAATCTTTCTCTAGAGTTTCGCTCGTATGCGTGTTTCATATTTTTAATATCAACAATACTTTCAGTTTGAACAGTATCTAAAACGTTTAATGTTGATGATACTAAATCTTCTCTCCAAATTACTTCTAATTTAGGTTGATATACTGTATGTGTATCAGTAGAAAAAAACTGTAGACTACCGTAAGGTTTTCCATTTCTTTCTTCATCAGCAGAACCACCATGGGACCCGCTTCTAAGAATTATAAATCCATCTTGTTTATATGTGCCATCAAACCATGAATTAACTATATCAGTAACATCTATTCTTAGGTCCGTTGTTTCGTAATTAAAAGATTGGGTGGCTGTAGCAATAGAAGTATACCAGTTTCCACCACCAACAGTTGTTGAATAAGATCCTGTAGATCCTGCAGCAAGTTGACTTCCACTTGTCCATTCTGTGCCAATGTAGTTTTTACCATCTTTAAACGTCCAACTAGCTCCTTCTTTAAGTTGTGTTATATCTCCATCAAATGTTCTAGATATTCGTCTACCTTTACCCATTAGCCAAGATCCACTTACTGGAAAGACTTGTATTCCATATTGATAATCTATTGAAGAAGCTTGTAGTGTATATAAATTTAGCACGTATTTTGGTGATGCCATGCCCACATAAGTACCAATAACTCCTGTCGATAAAGATTGAGATACATTATCTAAATCAAAATCAATTAATATTCTACTATTAAATGTATTTGCTGTATTAGACGCCGAAACAATTTTTGATATTTCTAATACTTCGTCTATTCCTGTATTCATACTAGAAGTCGACTCATATATCGTTGTATCTCGGTTTGCTTTTATTGAGTATATCATGTTTTATCTCCTAGTAGCTTACAACCCTACCTCTAATATCTTTATCCGGGTATTTTACCTCGAATATTGCTGGATCTTGAGATGGATATATTATTTTGTTTTTTGTTGCTGCTGGAATATCATAAAAGTTTCCAGAATATCCAGAAGATCTATCAAACTTACAGTGAAATTGTAAATCTATCACAGTTTGTACACCTTCTATTTTATCTAATTCTGTTGCAACATTTCCCGTAAATATTGGTTCATTAAATTGCCATTTATCTATGTCAAATATTTCTTTAAGTTTAAAAATACACCGTGCTAAAACTTCTTTTCCTTGATAACCAGGAAGAGGAACTATTGAAAAGTCTATTCCTATGTTTATAATAAAACCATCTTTGATATTAATAGCGTCAGTCAACATTCTAAATTTACTTAAATAGTTTCTTAAATTTTCTTTAGTGACAATATTTAAATCAGATAATTGCTTGCTTGAATTGTATCCTAGCACATAGCAATTGATGGCTAACGGGTTATCTATTGTTCCAGCAGTTTTTGGATTTTCTTGCTCATCTTGTATTAAATATGCTTTAGATACATTTCCAAATCTAGGCGGTAAAGAATATATTCTAGCTAAAAAGTCTTCTCTAGTTACGGCTCTATTTTGAGCAGCGAAAAAAGCTATTGCGTTTTGTCTAATTTCTTCATTAGTTTCAGCAGATTTTCCGCCTTTCGCTGGCCTAGGATTATTTGCAGCTACTGAACCTTTTACAAAGTTTATTGTTTGTGTTGTTAATCCATCTTCATCTAAAGAAAAAGATATTGTTTCAATATCGGTTAGCGTTCCTGCTCTTACGTTTGACGATACTCCTCCTCCAACTAAATATTTTACAGTTAAATCAGTATTTGCAGGAGCTTGTCCATATGCTCTAGTAAACATTGTATTTGATGGATCCCATGCATTATCAATCTGAGAAACGTTTCCATATGGCAAAGCTAATCCAACATTATCAGGGTTTGGAACTATTAATTCATCTGCTTGTCCTGAGTTTCCAGCACCAAACAAAATTTCTGTTTTCATATCTGGTCGAACATTAGTAACAAATCTTCTAGCTGTTCTCCTAAGTTTTAGTAGGTATGGGGTTTGATCTTTGAATTGAGATAATTCTTCGTCTTGAAGGGCCGTGTTTTGTACTTCTACAAAGGCTGTTTCTTGTGCTAAATAGTCTACTTCATGGTATTTATTTCCATCAGTATCATTTATACGTAATATTTCTATAACGTTTTCGTCTAATAAAAGTCTTTTATCAAATTTTACAGGACTTTCGAAGGTAAATGAGGCCTCTTTTTCTTGTCCAGATTTTGCATAAACAGATTTTTTAAGTAAAAAACTTTCAGGATTACCATTAGAATCTATTTTATAAATTGATATGTCCGTTGGGTCTAAAGAACTGCTAAATGTAAAATCTATGGGTTGAGTTGTAAAAAAGCTAATATTTCCTTGTGTAGGTGCGTTAACAACCATTCCTTCGTCTATAACTGGAGCATAATTAAAATTAGGGCGAACGTTTTCTCCTGAGCCCAATGGTGGTAGTAATAAAAATATATCTAATTCTACCGTGGCAGCTACTGTTGGCTTAACTTTATAACCTAATCCTTTTGCTATTTGAACTAAATTACTTTTTTCTTGAGCCTCTGTTATTAAGCTTTCTCTTAATTGATTATCTATATAATAAGAAAGAACATCTCCAACGTAAGACGCCATTTCTATAAAAATCATTGATGGAGATGACTCGTTAAAATCATTAAAAATATCTGGAAAATAAGTTTTAGAAAAATCTATAAGCTTATCCCTATATTGTGTAAAGTCTTTATTTAAATAACGTAAATCTTTTTTTGCTGTTTGTAATGCCATATTAGTCTGCCTTAATTTCTAATACAATGGTTCTTTCGTCTAAAGTATTATTTAATAATCCCACTGTTAATTGTACTGATATTCCATGTAACCTATCAACAAAAGCCTGTGATCCAGCTGGAGATTGCGGAACAATTACATCTAGCTTTGATATGTTTATATATGGTAGCCAAAATTTAATGGCTTCCTCTATTTCTAATTTTATTTTTTCTCGTAATTCAGGAAAATGCGGTTCAAATAAGTATCTGCGAATATTTGTACCAAAATTTGGATGCATTACTCTTTCGCCTTTTAGAGTTAAAATTAAATTTTTTAAATTGGTAACTGCTTGGTCAATTGACAAATAATTTAAATCGAATAATTTTCCACTTTTTTCTGTAAAAGGTAAACTCAAACCAAGAGATATATCATTTTCAAAATCCATAGGCTCTAGAGTAAACTCTTCTCTTCCTGGCCCAGGTTGATTTCCTCTTTTTACAATTCGACCTTTTCCAGGATCTATTTGTACGTTATATTCGTTATCAATTATTTTTTTCATCTATTTTTTAACACCTTTCATTTTTGGGTGCTTCATCAAAGAGCTATAGTCTCTAGTTAAAATTCCTGCCAAGTTATCGTCTATTTGAATATGTTTTCTATCTTGCGGAATCATTTGTTCTACTGATGGTTTACCACCAAACATTTGATCTGGACTACCCATCCCCATGATATTTGCCAGTCCAGCTTTACCGTTGGTAAGTGTTTTACCTCCCATTGTTGGCCATTCGTTTTTTGAATTAGCTGTTTCGTTTAAAACGTCATTTAATATTGAATTGTCTGTATAATCCTTTTTTTCAAATAACTGTTCGGCGTGTTCCATCATTTGGCCAAATTCTCCGTTAGAAGAAGGTTTACTAGCATTTAGTTCTTCTTTTAATGCCAATTTAACTTCTTTTCTAACTACCTTTCTAATAACTTCTATTAAATCTGATTTTTTCATCAATAAAATCTCCTTATTGTATACAATATTTATCAATATATAAATATCAATAAAGGACAAATATTAACCTATAACCAAGGTAAGGTTACACCGCTAACAGTATTTACAGCCGTTCCAGTCGCAAACCACTGTAGAGCAACCAAAGATAGTATTTGAGGAGCTTGTCCTTTTGACGTAATATTAATAATTGTTGATCCTTGTTGTTCCCATATAGGACATGGGGAGGTTGGAGGTACAGCCGCAAATGCAGGCAACATACCTAATCCAAGAGAAGTTGCAAAAGCGGCCGCTCCAGATTTCATTAAAGTTAGTCCAGGATCTTTATCTTGATTGTATGCATTAATAAATATTCCGAATGCTGCCTGTCTAGCTATTGTTCCAGTAACTGATGGAGGGGTTGGGTTTCCAAAACCGTTAAAAAAAGCATCTGCCCACCCATTTGCAAAAGCTAGCGCGTTATTTGGTGGGTTAGCTTCTAATTTAGCTACTGCTGCTGCGAATGCTGGAGGATTAAATGCCATAATTATAGTGTAAAGTTTTGAGGACTTAAAAATTGTTTTAGCCTACTTTTTATAGATGAATATTTTGCAGCGTTAATTGGAGGCCCACTTGGTCCTACAGGAGTTGGATGGGTTTCTGCTGCTAGTTCGTCGCATAGTTCTTCTAATAATCCTAATAGAGTATCTCCAAGTACAACTGGTTCCTCTGCACCTAAACCTAAATATATTTCAGGACTATTAATTATTGTTTCTCCTCCGCTATCAATATTAAATGTTCCATTAGTTGAAACACCTACAGTTTGATCTCCTATAATTAAAATAGCGTCGTTTCTTGCATTAAATAATAATCTATCAGAAGTTATTATTACCTGTTTACCTTCGTATTTATTCGGGCTATCTGGTTTGTATGCCATAATTTATCTCCTTATACTAGATTATCCCAAGTTGGGTGGCTTCTAGGTACTCTTGAGAATGGACCTGTTCCAGGCTGGTATTCCCAGTGCCATCTTTCTTTTATAACTGTTCTAATAAAACCATATGTTGCCATATTTGCAACTAACCATTTGTATGTTTTTGTAATTTCTCCAGGTGGGTACCCTGTAAAGTTTGGATCTGTTTTTGGATTTCCCCATCTTTTACCCATTCCTGTTTGTATATCAAATGCCTGTCCATTTTGATGCTTAGATGAACCTGGACCAGCAGTTAAAGGATCAAAATATCCTGTTTGCCTACCTTGGGCCGCCCAACCATCCTCAAATGTTCCAGCCGGTTTTGATAATCCAGACTTGGTGCCTTGATAGGCTCTATCAGCATTTTGCCTTCTCAATGTTCGTTGTCCACTAGTAGAATATCCAGGACCAGATGCATTTTCCATTGGTCTAAAACCACTATTTAATGTTATTGTTATTCCGTCTTTTCCAGCTGCTTGTTTTACCTGTAATATTTTATCAGCAAATTCTTTATTTACTATTTTTCCATCTATAACAACACAAGTAATTTTTTTAACAAATGAACCTCTAGAATACGCATCAAATTCTCCTGCAACAGGTAATTCTTCAACTGCTTCTTCAATATCTGCATCAGGAGCTGGTGGTGGTGTTGGTTGGTCATCTGCTTGGTTTGTTCCGTTATCTGGGGAAGGATCTGCACTATCGTTGCCTGTTCCTCCTTCTCCTGATTGTTGTTCTGCATTACCTCCACTAGATGCCCCTGGATCATTTGGTGTATCTACGCCTTGAATTGCCTCTCTTTCAGCTGCTTGTGCGCTTTCATAGGATTGATCGTATGAATCAGCTAATTTTGATGATACGTCAATAGGAATACTTTGACCGTCTAATAGCCATACTCCTGATGCATCTTCGTTTATATTTTCCTGATGATAAGAACTGTCAGTTGTTGAATGGCCATTTGATATTATAGTTATCGGGGATCCTGGAATTCCTGCACTTGACCAATCATTCTCTGTTGTTGCATCTGGAGTAGTACTACCAAATCGTATACTTTGGCCAAATCTTCCTTCTATTATAGTATCTCCTTCATATGGAAATATTCTAGCTACCGATTCTGGCTCAAAATACTCTCCAAAAGGTAGGTCATTTACATCTCCTTTTGGGTTTCCTGTAAAACTTCTATAGTCTTTGTCGTCATCTCCAGCTTTTGCTATATTATAACTTGCTGCTGGAAGTCCATTGTGATTCACCCCTTGCCAAACACCAATTGGCATACTTAAATAATATTTTTCTTGGGCTGCGCTTCGCAATTGAGCCGCTCTACTTGCTCCGGCGAGTAATAAAATTACTTCTCCTAATAATGGGTATTGCCTTAAATTTGGAAACAAAGGATTATACCAGTTACAAGAGGCAGCTGCTATTCCAAATTGTCTTGGAAATGCTCTTGCCTGAACAGATCCAATTATTCTATATTGACTAGGATTCCAAGCAGGGTGAGACGTATCAAGAATAATGTCTACAACTTCGGCTGATTCTAATATTCCTTGTTGTACTTCTTTAGCTTGATTATTCTGTGCTTGGACAGGTTTATTACTTTTCTTGCTTGGTTGTATTCTTGGCATTTTCTTCTTCCCATTTTACGGGTTGCTCTGATTGTTTTATTGTTTCCAATAGTTGTTTTCTTTCTTCATCACTTAGACTAAAATCACCACCTTCAGATTCTGATCTAGTCATAGCTCGTTGGACTATACTAGCCATTTTAACTAACATGTCGTCATTTTTAATTCCAACATCTAAATAATCCTTTATTAACGGTACTAAAATAGTTGCATCACTAATGTTTTTAATTAGTGGATGTAGTTGTGCAATTAAAGAATTTATCTGCTTATCTTTTTTCTTAGAATTTGTGTGTATTTCCTTTAATAAGTCAGAAAAATTCTTACCTTGAAATATTTCGTCTTCAAACATAATAATTCCCTTTAGTATAAATATAGTATTTCTGCAAAAAACAGAAAGGGCCTGGAAATTTCTTCCCAAGCCCAATGTATTAAGTAATGTTTATATTACTTTTTGTTTACGAAAAATTGTGCAATAATCAATAACACAACTAACCCTACAAATCCACCATTACCTAGTGAACTTACTAAAGCAGTTAAATTAGCTATTACATCAAATCCGAATACTGTACCGCCAGTTAAGACAGTCCAAAGAATTGTTACAGGTAAAATTGCCAACAATACTGTTGATAATCCACCAAAAAATCCTGTTATGTATTTAATTACATTATCCATTTGAGTTTCTCCTCTTTTTTAAAATTAATAATTGTCGAGAGCATTTGTCCATTTGGACGTTAATTAAAATTTAAGACCGAAACCTAACATTAGGTTCGTAGTCTTATCTCCTGTTGAGTAAACCACTTTAGGGTCTACGTATACACCTTTGTGTATTGTGAATAATTTACCTAGACCAATATTTAAATTGTCTGTGTCTAAGCCTTTTGTTGCAGCATATACAAAATATCCTTTTACAAAATATCTTGCATGGAAATCTAGTTCCATATCTACCGTCGAGTCTGCCTGTGAAACGGATAGGCCGATCATAAGATCGTCTGTCACGCCATATCCAACAGTTGGTGCCACTGCCCATTCTGTCCATGCAACGTTTGCAACGTCACCAGTACCAATGTACCAATCGCCTTTTGTTTGAGCCTGTGTACTTAATAAAGTTGCACATGCCAATACTACTGTTAAAATAATTGTTCTCATAAATTCTCTCCTTTGTTTGCTTGTTTAGAATGCTCTCTATTTAAGCCTTTATTGAATAACCTCGCGCTATTCATATAACCTTTATTTAATAACCTTTTTTCTATAACCGAATATAAATATACTTTTTTAATTAAAAAAATTTCCATTTTGAAATTTAATAAAATTTGCTGCGAAATCTTTTTTTATGACATTCACAACCTTAGTAATGTGTTGTGTTTTAGTGTCAGTCATTTCCCTAATTAAAATATATAGGGCTTTTTTATTAAAAATTTCTATGTTTTTTCTTTCTTCGAATAGCCTTAAAACTGCATATGCTATTCTTTTATCTCTAGAAGATCTAAACCTTTCTTCAATTATACGATAATAATATTCAGAAAATCTTTCCATAAAGACGTCTAAATCGTCTCTATATTCTTCAAGCGTTGTTTCTTGTTGAAGGTCTCTTTCTCTATCTATTTGTACAATAGGTTTTTTTGATTTTAAATCTCTATAATTTTTGTTATTGTTTTGAATCAAATAATTTTTAGCGACTATACTAAAATATGAAAAAGCTTTACCTTTACCTTCAACAAATTTAGGTAGTTTTTCAAGCATAAAAGCTATAACTTCGTGTTGTATTTCTTTTGGTCCTCCATCAAAGTAATAAAACTTAAATGTGTGAATTATGTTTTCAGCTAATTTCATTAGAGGCGTATGTATGAACTCGTTGTACACTTTATTTTTAAGTACCATTTTAGGTTCTTTATTATAGGCAATAATTGCACGCTCAGTTTCCAAAGTAAAATACATTTTATTTTTTCTTGGACGGCCACGCTTTGTTTTAAGTGCTTCTATGGCTGCTAATTCTCGTTCTTTTTCTAATTCAGAATAAAATTTTTCTACTGGACTATCCATCGTTTTGCTCTTTAAATAACTTTTCTATTTTATTTATTTCGTCTTTTATCATATTAAATGTTGTTCCAACTTCATCATCGCTTTCAAACATTTTTTGATTATCTAATTCTTTAATTTTATTAAGTATTAAAATCAAGGATTGGCCAACTGAAGATACCCAAACAAAACTTTCGTTATTTGCGTCCTCTAATTTTTCATTTTTTATAAGTAAATTAAAAGCTGCATATCCTAACAATAAAACTAAAATGATTAAGACTGCTATTATAACAAATAAGGTTGTTGGATAAATTTCCATTATTTATCTTCCCCAAATAAATCTTTAAAAAGATCTGCAGCATTATCGTTGGCACTAGATACCTTTGGTTTTTTGCCGTATGGTTTTGGATTATTTGCAAAAGCTTGTGTTACCTTATCCTTGTTTTTCCATTGTTCATATTCTATTCTAGAAGCCATATGGTCTGCATGATGTAATACAATTGGTAGATTATTCCATAATGCCTTTTCCTTTCCCCATGGTTTTAAATATGCATCGTTAGCAGAATCATAAACTCCGTCATGAGTAAGTATTCCTATCATCTCATTTTGGGAAAAGGAAATTCCATAATTTGAAAGTAACCAAATACTCCTATGAGGTACAGTCATATGTTGAATTTTAGGATTAGGGTCATATATTTTTCCTTGATTTTTTCTATGCCATTCGCTAGGGTTTGGTACGTAGTATTCATTTTCATTATCACCAACCTTTCCTAAATCGTGGTTTAGGGCACAAAACATTAGCTCTTCATGTGTATAGTTACTCATATCTGCACCCATGTCTTTCCATAAATTGTACAGTTGATCTGCGCATTTGCAAACCCTTAATACATGATCGACATAGCCTCCTGCCCAGCTGTTGTGAAAATGTTCTATACCAGAAGCTGGCGCCAATGACATTCTATCGGCAAAACCGTTATACATTTCTAAAAGAGCTCGTTTTCTTTCACCTTCAAAATTGTCGTTAATTACTTTTAGTAAATCATTCCAATTTTCTAATATTTTTCTTTCGTCTAAATTCATATTATTCTCCGTATAAACTAAATTGGCGTGGGGGTTCTGGTGCTTTTTCTACCTGATCAATAGAGTATACCTTTCCATCAAAGGCTGCTAGGTGATAGTCTCTGCATCCAGTATCTCTAAATATATATTCTAAACCATCCGTTAATGATTCAAGTATTGTATCTGTTCTGCCTACAGGTTTCCATCTGTCTCCTGGGGCTACTCTTTCTAGAACTAGTGTTTTAATTTCTTCAATTTTTGCCATATTAATCAAATAATAATTTTAATTGTTTTTTGTCTTTAGTTATATTTTCGTCTTCAATTATACCAAAAGCATCTTTAACTGATGATTCGTGGTAACCTAAAGCATGCGCCATTCTAATACAAACTATTTTAAATTCTTTGCATGTCATTTCGTTTGGTAATTTTAATTCTATAGATTTTGCTTCTTTAGTATCATTACCTCTCTTGTAAATTAAAGTATCGTATTTCGTATCCATTTTAAAAAAATCTCCAAACATATAATTGGTATAATTAGTATCATTATAAAAAAACAGACTAGAGCTATAATAACTAAAGCTATAAAAACTATAGCGAATACTATTAATTCTTCTAGTAATTCTTTCATATAATATTAATATAATAAAAATATTTCAAACGGTAAAATTATTTTTGATGTTTTTTAATGTATTCTTCTTTATCGAAGTTTCTTGGGAATTTTGCAAAAGCAACTTTAGAATGAAATTTAATCTGGCTTAGCAACGGTTTTTTATCTTTTTTCCATCTAGTTTTTGCAAGCTCTTTTTTTAGTTCGTGTAATTTTAAGGCTGCAATACCTACTAGCTTATCTTTTTCAGATTTTGTCATTCTTTTGGATTTTTTTCTTTCAGATGTTTCAGTTGGATCTATTGTTCCTTTAAGTTCAGGCGCTTCTACTCCTTTATGATAAACATTTCCGTCTTTATCTACAAATTCATTCATAAGAGTCCAACCTCTTGGTTTATCAGATTTTTTATATGTAGTTTCTATTGGACCAATCATTTCTTGAACACATTGATTACAAGTAACTGAAGATGATTCTTCTCCGCATTTAGACATTTGTCCGCAACGTTTACATTCCATCCACTTATATAGTGCTCCTTCTCTTTCATTCCAAGCAGTACCTTTTCTATATTCTACGTAGTATTCTATTTTTTCTTCTTTCATAACAATCCCTTATTTCTTAATGTACCAACCTCTACTCTAGTTAATTTTCCTTTTTTTAATTGAGCTTGCCAATATGATTTGTCTTTTTCTTTATATATTTCTAAATTTTCTGTTTTTGACGTGCCCATAAGTTTTTCATTATGTTCAATCATTTCCTCTAAATCTTTATTATCTATTGTAGGCTCTGGCTGTTCTAAATTAATAGGATATGGGGTATTAAACTCCATTCCTTCTGGAACAGACATAATTATATCTTTAGGTCTCTGCATTGTAAATGCCATATTTGCAGCTACAACAAGTGCTATAGCCAATGGGTCAAATACAAATATAATCATTAATAAGAACCAATTAACTACTGTATTCATATCGTATCCTGTAGTTTCTGCTAGATATTTTAGTGGTCCAAGTTCTCTTTGTTCTTCATTACCTATTTGCTCGTTTAGAATAGCCATATCTGTTTGAGTAATAGAGTCTGTTATTGCCTCTAATTTTTTATTAATAACATTCCTGTCATTAAGCGTTCTAGCTAATTCATCTTGTAAGGCTCTTCTAGAGGATCCAGATGTTGTGGTAATTAGTTGTCCTGTTTTCTTATCAATATATTGTACTTGAGCTGGATTTGAAAGAGATATTCTTAAATCAGAAATAGACTTAGTTAAACCAGACTTTTCTATTTTAAGGTCTTCTTTTGTCTCTTCAAACCTTACCTGTTTTTGCTCTAATATAGCTAAAGACTTATCTAACAGTTCAGACTTAGTTGCAGTATCTTGATATGCTCCAGATAGGAAACCATAAATACCACCACTAGTAATTACCATTAAAACAAAACATGCAACTCCTAAGTAAAACCTAAGAGCCTTATTTATAGTATCCCAATATTGATATAATAAAGACGCTACGACAAGTTTTGCAAATTCAAGACTACCTGCCATAATAATAACCTGTAAACTGGCACCAGCAAATAGTTTACTTAGACCGAAAACTGAATAAAATGCAGCTGAGCCTGAAACAGCGATTGCTGATAAGGCTATTATATATGGTAGAATTTTATCCTTCATAAGAATAAGTATTAATCTTTAATAAAAAAATGACAAGAATATAGAATAATGTCGTCGTCTATAGTTTCTTCAGTATACGATGTTAACTTATGACCTATACCTTCCAATATCTTTTTAATTTTATCTAGTGAAGTTTTACTTGTTGAACAAAGAGATAATCTATCTTTTTTAACGCTAACATTTACAGATGAAGGTGCTAAATTTGCAGCGTCGAAATAATCCGAATAGTTTAATGATTTTTCTATAGATTCTTTAAGGCTTTTGCCTTCAGATAATAATTTTACGTATCCATTTAACAAATCTTTAGGACAATTGTCTATCCAATCAGAAAAAAATTCTATATCATTATGAAAAATGTCTTGCTTATCTTCACTACTAAGTTGACCCCATAACACCTTGGTTACAATTTCTTCGGCTTCCTTTATTTCCTTATATAGGGTTCTATTTGCAATATTGTTAAAATATTCAGTAAAGTCAGTTTTAAATCGTTCAGTTGAAATAGAGTTAACCTCTTTTTCTGATAAAGAATCTAAATAAGATTGTAGATCTTCCTCTATGTTTTCCCAAAATAGAGATTCGTGATCTAAAACTTCGTCAATTTTCCACATATGTCTTTTGTCAATTCCCATAATCTAATTATAAATATAGTTGTTTGTTTACTTATTGTACTATTATTGCGTCTTCTATTGTTCTACATAAAAGATATTTATTATTACTTTTAAGTACGTGGTCACAAAAATGTTCTTCTTTCCACATTTTAAGTATTTGCATTGCGACTTGTTGGGCAGTTAATCCATATTTAGATTTAGTAATTCCATAAGTATTTGGATCTATCATTCGCTCATTTATTTCCCTAACTACTACGTATGCATTTCCTTTGTGGTAAAATATTTTTTTCATATAACTATTAGCCTGCGGGCCAGTTTTTTATTTATAACCTATTTAATTGTAATTGTTTTTGGCTTACTTTCTGGAGAAACAGGTACTTCTAATCTTAGAAGGCCGCTTTCCATAGATGCCGTAATTTTTGATAAATCAAACTTAGGACTAATTTTCCACCCTAAATCAAAAGACCTTTTGGCAATACCTTTATGGATATATTCTCCAGCGTCTTTATTCGAATCATTAGATTCAATGTTTGGTTTAGTGTAAGAAACTTTTAAAGTAGTTCCATCTTCAGTAGAAAGACTTATATCTTTCTTATTTAATCCAACTGCAGCTATTTCAAATATTAAGGCTTCTTCGGTATACATAATGTCGACAGGATGGTTAATCTTTTTGTCTAGATTAGTTTCAAACGTTGATGCTTGATCGAAAAAATTCTTAAATAATAAATCAGTTGGGAATAGTCTTGTGCCGAAAGGCGTGTTCACTCTTAGTGTTGTCATAATAATCTCCTTAGATAATTTTAATTTTGTTAAACATTAGTTTTAACATATAACCGACTGACCCGCAGTACCAATCGTTATATAAAATAAATATCATGATTAAGCCGTTTTAGTTGACTTATTCTTACTTTCTTTTTGAACCTTTGCTTTTGCCTTAGATTTATATCCATTACGTTTATACGTTCTTTTAGGTTTACTTTCACGTATAGCTTTTTTTAATAGATTAACAATTGTTCTTTTGTCAAGTATAATATTTTTAAGTTCTTTTATTTGGTTGCCTAAGTAAAAGGTAGTGGCTAAACTACCTAATACTAGACCCAATATTCCTGTTAATAATTCAGTCATATTCATTCTCCTATCTATTTTGTTGCATATCAGAAACAACATCCATAAAACCTACGTGAGCCTCAGATGTACGATGCATGTTTAATCTCTTTGAAGTTCTTGATGCTTCTTTAGCGTCAATCAATGTTTCAATAAGCTTATTGCATTCTGAAAATGTTAGGTCGAATTGTTTACCGCCAATATTTAAGGTACCAATCACGGGTTGATTAGCCTCTCCTTGTGCAGTTAATCCAGGTTTACCTTTCCAAAATATACTTGCCCATGTCGGACCAAATTTTGAAGGGTTAAACTTTGTTCTTTCTTGTCTGTTGTTGTAATTAAATTTTGCCATTGTATTTATTTTAGCATTATGCCTACTCTATTTCCATTTTGGACGGGTTTTCAGCTTAACCCCGGTAATTGTATCTTTCTTCAAACACTTTAAATAATAAAGTTATATAAAATATAATAAAAATTTTTGTGATATAAAAATGTTTTTCAATTTATTTTTTATTTTTGTGCTTAATTTTGCGAGTGTATTTCTTTTTATTTTTTTGTATTTTTGGTTTGCAAGCATCCCATATCTCTTGCATGGTCAATTGTATTCTAGTTAGTTTACTCTTTTCCATCTCTTAATTCTTTAATAAATCTTCTGTGCATTTCATCAAAGTGCCAATCTATATCGAAAAATTCTCCACTACACATTTCACCTAGCTTCATTTTTTCTTGGGCCGTTTTTAGACTTTCCCAAGCGTCTATAAAATTATTGAAAGCTTTACTTAATTTATTCATCGCCCCATTCTTTTCCGTCACTTATAACAAAAGACTCTGGAGTTTCTATGTAATCTGTTGGGTCGTAAGTTGAAGTATCTCCTGAAACAACTATATGATTTAAAGATTTTCTTAATTTTTTCTTGTTTCTATTATTGATTCTATTCCAGTATTCTACTGTATCTAAATTTCTCCAAGCTTCCCAAGCAGTTTTAGAAATTGCTAGGTCTGGATATTCTTCACCAATAATATTTTTACCTCTCTGGCCTATGTAAACCTCTCCGCTTGGCGTTGTAGTTAGTTCTGCTCCTGGGTATTTTTTTAATAATCTTTTTTTAGTTTTTGAAAACCTAGACAAGAATGCCTCTTTAGAATTTATCATGTTATATAATTTAGTTGTTGTTGTAATATGTTGTCAATTTAGTTTGTTCATTCTTAGTAAGTTTATAAAACCAAACTAAAAAATCTCCACCACTTTTATCCTTTAAATCTGCTAATAGATCGTCCAATCCCTTTTCGCCAGAGTAATCTTTTTCAGATAGAGAAGATACCACCTCTCTATTTTCATGTTTATCTCCAAACTTCCTCCTATATGTAGTGTTGGTGTCAGGATTTCTTTCGTATATGTATGGTATTTCATCAACAGATTTTACCCAATCTTTTTCATCTCTATTGCGATTGTATTGGGATATTATCCATGAGTCTTTAGTTGTTTTCATAGACATTTCGTCTATTTCTGGTAAAGTTAAAAATTCTTTGTCTTCTAACTTAGCAAATTCGTCTTGTGAAATACTTACTTGTACAAAATCTTTCCAAGCAGTTGTTTGTGGTGTAATATTATAATACTCGGTAATTTTACCGCTTATTGCTTCTTCTTTGTTTATCCAAATATTTATTCTCATAACCTTCTCTTTTTTGTTTTACTATTCTATATGCTTCTTCTATTTTATCTCCATAAGTATAAAAGTGTCTATTTAAACTATGGGAAACTTCCAATACTTCATCCTTAATACCTTCGTTATAGGCTTGATATAGTATATCTTCTACTTTGTCTTGCATTTTTCTATGTATCCATCAACCATTTTTTGTAATTTGGCGCATTTTTCATATTCCTCATAGGTAATAAAATAATTTATTAGCTTGTTTGCTAAAGATACTGGGTTTTTACTTCCCATATCTTTTTTCATACCTTCCATTCCATGAGTTAGGAATAATTCGTATCCAGATTCCATAGCACCTCTTTGTATATCTTCAAAGAAATTTTCTAAATCTACCATACCAAATTCTCCTGATTTATCGTCAAATATCATCATTTTAAAATTATATTTAGTTCCTTACTACTATTGTATCCATCTGCAAATTCAGCAGTTGCATGTATCGTTACTGTATCTCCAGACATATTATTTACAGGCGCAAACATTATATTAATTTCGCCATCTTCAGTACTATAACACGTTTCATTTATTGTTGGTACTTCAAAACCGTCAAACCAAGTTATATATGATGTATCTGTTGTACTGTATAAATAAGTATCATTTAACATGTTATTAAGGTGTACTATGTATCCTAAAGTATCTCCTATATACCAATAGTGAGTACTTCTCCAATATACTTTTGTTAAATTATAGCTGTCATTTACTGGTGATACTTGGCCAGAGATTCGATGTATTGTTTGCCAACTGTCAGATAACTGTAAATGATAAAAACCTAATGAGTCGGCAGTTAACCTTACATCTATCTCAAAATCATGGCCAAGAGGTTTTATATTATCTTTAGAACAAGAAAATAATATTAATGGTAATATGAAGTATATATATTTCATTAGTTCTTTACTTTACCGCTTATAAATTCTTTTTGTTTTCTAATGGCGTCATTTAAATCAGTCGAAGTGTCGTTAAATTTAGATTTTATAGTTTTAGAAGAAGCTATCTTAGCGCCTTTTTTATATACATATTCTTTATTTGTAATACCATTAGATTCTAAAATTCTATGTAATCCAACCCCTGGATATATCATAAACCCTCTAGTGTCTCTACTATCTGGTACTTGTATTGTATATAGTGGTTGTTTATAATCTGTATCTATGTGATCCCAATTATCTCCTTGATAAGTTTGTTTTAATATTGCTCCAACATGGACTGATCCGTCAAAAAACTTAAATTTAACTTCAGTACCTATTTTATATTTGTGCTTTTTCTTTTTTGTCATTTTTATATTTTTAGTTAGTTGCAAACATTTTGTTTAGTGAATTAGCTAGAGGAACTAGAGAGTTAGTATCAATAAATTCAGCGCCTTTACCATACATTCTAGTAAAGTTACCTTTGTCTGAACCGTAACCTCCAGTAATAAAATAGCTAAGAACTTTAATACCTCTAGATCTCATATTGTCTACTTGTTTTTTAGTATGGTTAATAGCAGTATCTCCATAGTAAGTAATATCTTTATTTTCAAAGTAAGGCTCGCCATCACTAAAGTTAATAAAGAAACTTTCAACACCATTAGAACCATCAACAATTTCTTTTTGTATAGCTTCAAAACAAAGACCTTCAGGAGTAGTACCTGGACAAGTTATGTATTTGAATAAAGATTGTATCTTTGTAATCTTATCTTTTCTACTGTCATAAGCAATAAAGATTGCTGGAGTCATTTTTCTACCTACATCTTCAGTACTTCTATAAGATATAACTACATCTAAGTTTTGCACCATTGAAGCTGCTTTGGCTATTGCAACAGTAGCTACTTGAGCATTTTGCCATTTTGAACCACTCATAGAGCCTGAAGCATCAACACTGATATGAACTATTGCTGGCTTAAATCTTTCTTCAAACACCTGTTGAAATACGCTTTGATAGCCATGTCCTAGACTAGCAACCAATCTTCTGTCTAGTTTACCTTTGTTAAGTCTACTGTATTTTAAGGTACGTTCGTCATTCCTAACTTGCAATTTTCTACCTAGTTTAGAACCTAAAACTATACCTTTATTGATAGCTTCTTCATTACTTTCCATTCTCCACCTGTAGTTTTTAGAAAATGTATTGTAAACATTAGACTCAGCTAAATTATCTGAAATATTCTTAATAACTAAACAATCTGTACCGTTACCAGTATGGTGGTACCAATTTTGTGGAAGACCTTTACCAACAGTCTTTTGGTCTGATCCAGAATCAGAAATAGCTTGTACATTATTTTTATCTTTTTTAGAGATATTAGACTTTTTAACTTTACCGTTAAGAAGTTCTTTTTGTTTTTCAATAGCTTTATCTAGACTTGCTTTTTGAGACTCTGAAAGCTCTATATTTTTAGAAGCTTTACCACTCGTAGCTGGCTGATTGTTATTAACAATATTTTCAGCTATTTGATCGATGTCGTCTTGAGTTAACTCTGCATCTGTAGAACTTGAACCTGCATCGCCACTTTGTTGTGATTGATCGTTATCACCATCGTTTGTATCTCCACCATTATCAGGCTCTTCATCTAATTCGGTATCAGGAATATTAGATTCTATTGTATTGAATATTTCAATGGCAACCTTAAGGGAAGCTTCAGTAGATTGTAATTTATCGATATTTTTTAAGTCTAATAGAGACCAGATTTTTCTTAAATTAGGAAGTGCATCTAGATTTCTGTTTGAATTAGTAATGTTTATTAAACGGAACATGTAAGATTCTAAATCAAGACTTGTTTTTTCGTTTGATTGAAGGGCTTTGTCTATTATATTTGCATGAAAGTATTTGTCATACATAGCGTGATAGTATCCTTGATAGCCTGGAGCATTCTTAAAAATAAAGTAATCTATTCTTCTGTCTTCGACATAGTTAAGAATCTGCTTTACAGTATCGTTGACGTATTGTTGGGCCTTTCTAGTATTGTAGAGACTATTATTTATATATCTATCTTCTTCATCTGACCAAAACTGCTCGTACCAATTGTATTTATGAGCAATTGCGTTAAGATCAATTTCACTAGTATAATCAGCTAGACGAGATAACAAAGAGAAGTCAGTTAACTTACAGTGAGAACCTTCATGAAGAGCTAGACCCACAGTAGGATCGAAATCTTTATCTTTTATATTACCAGAAATAACTACTGCTTTACCATCAGTATAGCTTTCGTCTTTACTACTATATGTAACAGGAATATTTTCTCCAGTAACAATTCTTACAAAGTTACCAATAGCACGTTTAGTCGCGGCCATTTTAACGTAGTCTTTACCAGGTTTAATTTCTTCTCCAGTAAGAATGTCAACGTTATCGTTTGTGTCGTAGTCGTACCAGAAAGAAGAGTTTGAATATTTTTGCATGTTATATTTGTTAGGTTTATCAATCATTTACATAGTAAATATAATAAAAATAATCGACATAAAAAAATCCTGGGTGATTATTTTCAATATATTTTCAAAAAGTTATTAACAATTTGTTTTACTAAATAGAGCGCATCCAGAAAATATTGCTCCTGTTCCAGCTGTTATAGCAAAAAAGGCTAATTCGTTTAAAGGATCAGCGAATGGTACATAGTTTAAGATCTCTCCAGTACCTGTAATATATGCTAGATAGAAAGAGATAGCTGCTGCGATTGTGAATTTTAATTTAGTCATAGTTAATTGTTGTTATTTATAGTATAAATATAATAAAAATAGTTGTGATATGAAAACTTTTTCAACTAGAGTTATTAACAATCCGTGTGAAGTTATTAACAACTCGGGGTGGGGCGGCGCGCGATACTCATGAGGTGGTCCTCGACGCGGTAGTTTCCGACCTTATGCCTACGTGGCTCTCGCGAGCCTTTTAACCTATAACTTTACCCATTATAAGATCCTTTTGCTTTTGAATTGCGGCATCAAGATCAGAGTTAGAAGGGTTAATAGCATATCTTTCACGATCTTCAGGGGAGGAAGGGATTTTACCTCCACTTACGTTACCTCCGTAATATGAAACGCCTTTAACGTTTTGCATATATTCAATAGGTTTAAGTGTATATCCAGCGGGTGGCATCATCGTACCGACAAGGCTTTTTTTACTTCTACCTATTAGATCTTTAGTCGATACACGATAGGTTTTCTCGCCCATAACACAAAAGACTTTTCCGTTATTTGCAACAGAAGAGGCAAGGTGACCGTGGCAACGTATATTTCTATAGTTAGGTAAACCTATCTTATTGTAAACTTGATTGTAGATTTGGAATTCGACTACTTCTCCGTGTTTATAGTCTAGTTTGTCGCTTTGTAATAGCATAGTTTAATTTTTAGTTATTATTAGTTAATTAATTATAGGTAAATATAAGAAAAATAAACGACATAAAAAAATTATTTTGCGATTATTTTTCAAAAGTTATTAACAATTAGAAACTACTGTTTAAGAGTGGTAACTTATTGTATTGTGTATAGTGGTTAGATATAAGAGCAGACTCAACAAGGGAGGCTACTTCTATAGGTAGAGGTAGGTATTCAACAGAGACATGTTCCATTAAGTCTTTATAGGTACGATCTAGCTTATATACCCAAGTCTTACTGTGTTGTTCGTTGCATCTTAATCGTCCATCCTTAGTAAGTTCTTTAGAGTCTGCGAATCGCGTGTGTCTGATAAATTTATAGGTACGGGACCTAATACTACAGACCGACATACCGTAATAGATAACCTCTCCTGTACGGGTGTCTGTATATCTATAGACTCCAGGTACGTCATATTGTGTATCGCCTCGAGTCCATGCATTCTTTAGTAGCTTAGCCTCTCCCCAAGGTGGAAGTGCTTTAAGAAGCCCTAGTCCTGCGTAGACTAT